TGCTGCGGCGAAGGTGACTGGACAGTTGGCTGAAACGCAGATTGCGGCAAACGCCATCACGTCTGGAAAGATAGCTGCTGGCGCGATCACGGCAGGCAAGATTGCTGCCGATGCGGTGACAGCAAACGAGATCGCAGCGAACGCGATTACCGCGTCGGAGTTGTCGGCTGGAGCGGTGACCGCAGGGAAGATTGCGGCTAACGCCGTCACGGCAAATGAAATTGCCGCGAACGCAATTACTGCCGCCAAGATTGATGCGGGAGCCGTGACCACAGCAAAACTCGCCGCTGGTGCAGTCACCGCGTCGACCATTGCTGCTGACACGATTACAGGCGACAAGATTGCCGCGAATACTATTACTGGCGGGAAGATCGCCGCCGATACGATTACGGCTGGCAACATCGCCGCTGGTGCCATCAGCGCATCAGAGCTAGCCGCTGGTGCCGTGACGACAGAGAAGCTGTATGTCGGCGCTCGCGGCACGGCAATCAACGACGATCCAAACACGCAGGACATCACCGCGTGGACCGGTTCTGGGCTTTCTATCATCACCGACAACACTAGCCCTGTCGGTAACACCGTGCTTCGGTGCGCGGCTGCTTCCGCGACCGTTCTGTCTCGCAGAATGGCGCTCGACGCCTCGCGCAACTATGAGTACCGCATCTGGACGCGACAGGAGTCTGGATCAAGCACGACCTATTTGACCGTTGCGTTCTACGACGCAAATGACAACGTCATCAGCGGCGGCGGCTCTGGGTGGTCAAACGGCACCTTCAACTACTTTGAGCTGGTCAATAGCTTTCTGCCAGCGTCGTGGACCGAGTACCGCATCAGCTTTGGGCCGAACGAGTCAGCGACGATTCCGTCCGGTGCGAAGTACATCCGCATTGGTCTGCTTTCGAACTACAACGGCAGCGGCACGCAGTTAGCCACTGGCATCCGGTTGATGCTCAAGACTGACGGCACCCTCATTACTGATGGGGCCATCACGACCAACAAGATTGCGGCGAACGCGATCACGGCAGGAAAGATTGCGGCTGGCGAAGTGACCGCGGACAAGATTGCAACCAACGCCATCACCGCAGACAAGATAAGCGCAGGTGCAATCACCGCTGCAAAGCTGGCGGCGACCAACGTCATCACTGCGTCAGCGCAAATCGGCGACGGCGTCATCACAAACGCCAAGATCGACAACCTAAACGTCAACAAGCTGACCGGCGACATCACGACCTACGTGACCGGACAGGGCAGTTCGAACGGTGCGTATGTTCCGACCACCGAGACGACCTACCTGACCGTCCAGCTTCCTGCCGCGACGCACCCGAACGGTCATAAGCCGTACGTTCAAATCAATGTGTTAAGCGGCACGGCGCTGACGTCCAACTTCTTCATCAACGTCTACTCCGCGCCCGTTGGCACCGGACAGAGCGTGCCGGATATCACGGTGTACCCAACCTCGGAAACCTATTGGTACTATTACGAACCAGAGTTTCAGTTTTTCGACCAGATCGGCTGGATTCTTTACTTCGCCACCCCGCAGAACATTGAGGTCGGCGATACCATGACGAGCAGCGGAGCGGAGGTGGGAACGGTCGACATCGTGACCACGACCGGCTCGCAACAGATTGTCTACGTCTCTGCGGGGTACGCATCTCTCAACAGCCCGTATGTTCGCTTTCGCCCGTCGCTTGGTAACGGCGTGGTCGGAACCTACAATCAGGTTCGCAGCCTCACGGTCGTCAACCAAGCGCAGCGGGCGACCAGCATCTTCGTTCCAGAGCTTACAACGAGCCTCGGACGCTCATACCAAGTGCGCTGCCGCGCCGGGACCGCGAACCGCGTCATCATCTCAAGCATCGACATTCTCGCAATGGGTATCCGATAATGAGCCAGCCGAAGAAGCCGTGGAAGATTGCGTTCGCCCGCTGGGGAGAGACCGGATTGGAGTCGTCTATTCAGAGCGCCCCGGGCGACACGTCGGAGGCGTGGCTCCCGGTCTACATGGTCGACCGTACACAGTACGACCCGTCGCAGTTCATGTTTCGGTACGAACAGCGCCGAGGAGTTGTGTACGAGATCGTCGACGGGCCGGTGCCAGTAGACTACCGAGAGGCGCGACGTCAGGCGTATCCGGACATCGGCGACCAGCTAGACGCTCTTTGGAAGGGTGGCACGGAGCTAGAAGCAATGAGAGCGGCGGTCATGGCTGTGAAGGAGCAGATACCAAAACCAACACCCGAGGAGTGACGTATGGCAGTCGGCAAATTGCAGGCACTTTGGAATGACACGCTGGCACGGCTTCGGGCCGCGTTTGGCGGGGCAACGCCCCCGGCTAAACCGCTCCCGCCCCCGCCGCAGCTGTCGATTCCAAAGCATCTAGAGCCGCGCCTCACGCGCCCCAAGCGCAAGCCAGCGGCGAAGAAGATGAAGCCAAAGTCAAAGGAGAAGTGAAATGGCCGGACCACGCGTGATTGGAATCCTTGGAGTAGCGGGGTCTGGCAAGACGCTTGTGTCGAAGCACCTGTCTGAGCAGCACGGGTACACCCGGATGCGCTTCGCCGACCCCATCAAGCGAATGCTTAAGGCGCTCGGCTTGACCGACGAGCAACTCGACGGTGATGCCAAGATGACCGCGCTGCCCCAGTTTGGCGGGGCGACGCCGAGAGCCATGATGCAGTCCTTGGGAACCGAGTGGGGGCGTCGACAGGTCTACGGCGACATCTGGATCAACGTGCTGCGGGCCGAGGCCATGCGCTGCACGACCCCGCTGGTGGTCGATGACGTTCGGTTCCCGAACGAGGCGATGCTGATCAAGGAGATGGGCGGCGTGCTGTGGCGCGTCTACCGGCCCGGGCTGAACACGATGGACCACGCTAGCGAGCGTGCCCAGAAAGCAATACTCGAGGACGTCCTGATCAACAACGCGACGACAATTCCCGCCCTTTTCTCATCGGTCGATCACCTACTGACACTTCCGGCGACTGCCGAAGAGCCTTTCGTACTTGCTAGTTGATTGAGTACTCCAACCTCGCATCCAACGCGAGCTTCCCCCGGGGTAACTCCCGGGGGTTTTTTTTGCCCTCGCCGATCATTTTGGCGAGATCAAAAATATCACCAACTTGACAAAGTATCATCACGATGATATTATTGTCGTGTGGAAGAAGACGCTTCCACTCGCTCTTTAACAAGTACTGGAGGAAGAAAGCATGAAGAATGCAGACGACGTTACCGTGGCTCAAAAGCTCTACGAGAAGTTCGTGATGCTATGTGCGAACGACCGAAAGCTCTCGGTGACCTTTGTGAAGCGTCCCAAGGTCATCAGGGTTAGCGAACGTGGGACGACAAAAATCATGATGGCCCCGGAGGTAATCGTAGGCTACAAGAGTGAGGACGGTGGGTTTACGCCCCTCGCTGCGCTTCTAACGAAGCGGGACATCGAAGAGATGTGTCCGATGTTAGAACAGGGGAAGAAGCTGGCGGCGGTGTACCGCGAGGAACGGAAAGCCGACCGTCGAAGTCGACCGGACGAGTTTGGCAAGACTGGTCGCAACCCAGCTTTTACCAACGAGGCCATAGACGCGATGCAGCTAGACGCCTGATTGGGGCGCACGAGGGCGGGGGGAAACCCCCGCCTTTGTGCTTGTGCCGACCTGTGACGCCTGTTTGTCCAGTTCTATGGCCGGTTTTTGAGGTCTGCACGTGTTTCACGTGGAACACTCGCGACCCTCCTATTTTTGTCGTCCCACATCACTTTGCCGCCAAACCGACGGACGTCGTTTTCAAGTTGTCGCCGCACTAGGCGTATTGAGGTGCGTCCAGTCCAGAGCCACCACCAGCAGCGACGCAACCGCGCTTGATAGCGACGCAACCGGTACATCACCACCACCGCTGGGGTCGGTCGAGGCGGTAGTGATTCCGGCACGGTGGGCAGACGCCTTCGATCAGGCGTGATGCCCACTCGCCGCACAACTCACAGTCGCCTTCGACGGGGTCGCGTTGCCGCGACTCGCTTTTGCGAACGTGATCCTCGCCGTCTTTTTCCCACTCGCGTTGACTCATTCGATGCCTCTGAACCCTGCGGTTGCGTTGCCGTGGTTAGTACTCTCCGGTCTGAATGGCTTTCTGTATGTCCCCACCCGGGATGCCCTCAGCCTCGGGACGCGGCCCGCAAGACGCAACTGCTGCGACGACCGCCGCAACGATCACGACTGCGAGACGTTTCACGCCTGTGGCTCCCGAGGCCGCACCATTCCCTGCACGAGCGGCAGGAGTTGTGGCGGCGTCCAGCCTCCCGGCTTCAGCACCTTGCCGTCCTCGCGGCGACGGACTTCGTAAACGAAGCCCTGCCCTTTGCACGCCGAACATGGCTGCTGCGAGCGACGCTCTTGGTCGTCGATGTACACGACGGTGCCAGTTGCCTCACACGAGAGGCACGGGTGCTTGATCTTCTCGACGTTGCTGCGATGGACCTCGTCCCACAGTGGCTGCGGGTCGAGTCCCAGCGCGTGTATTAGCCCCGTGGCGACGTAGATCAGGTCGAGGCACGCGTCGGCAATCTCGGTCACCGAGCCTTCGCTCGGCTGCCGCAGATGCTCCTTCCACGCCTCTTCGAGTTCTGCGAACTCCTCGTCGCAGAGCCGCTTGTATAGCTCTGCAGTTTCGGACGACGGCTCCTGTCTAAAGTAGTTCATGAACGACTTCTGGTCTTTGAACACCAAGTAACTCATCTACTCGTCCTCATGGTTGTCTCTGTTGTTTTCACGTTCGGACCAGCACAACGCCGCGACAAAAAAGCCGACGACTGCGCCGCCCCACGCTCCACACATCAAGATGGCAAAACTGCTCATGGCAGTTCGCTCCTGCTTGCGCCAAGCGCTCGCAACGCCCGACGGACTTCCGAGATGACGTTCCGAATGGCGCGGGTGTCGCTCGCGGAGCGGGCCACCACCACCATTCGTGCTTGCTTCTGAAATACGAGAGACGCTGCGGAATGCTTGCGCCTTTCAAAAAACATGACGCTCGACCCCGCCCAACCGGACACTTCGCGCTGTATGGCGCGTCGGAACTCGCCGGTCATGCAGCGCTGCTCCGAAGGGTCTTGGTCCGAAAAAACTCCGCGTGTTGAGGATGATCGTGCATAAAGAGCCGAGCGTAGTACGCCGTGTAGTTGTTCGACATTTTGAACTCCTCGCCGTCGGTCTCGATCTCTGTATGCCAGCGGATACGTTCGAAGATGGCCTTGCTTGAATAGTGCCGGTGTCCGCGCAGAATGACGTCGTAAGTGAACCGCTTGAACAGCTCGTAGACGTAGGGGTTCTGCTTGTGCCACCGCCACCATTGCGCCTTGATAGAGGAAGACGGAGCGCTGCACACAACGCTCCGTGATGCTTCTGCGTAATGCGCTTCCACACCGGCCTCCGGGTTAGAACGGGATGTCGTCGTTTGGGTCGTCGGCTGCCGGGGCCGCGGCCTTCGCCGGAGCCGCGCTACGCGCCGGAGCGGCGCTCTCGCCGTACAACTTCTCGCGCACGGGGTAGATCGACACCATGACCCTGTCGGAGCGGTCCTTGTTCGCCACGTACTGGGTCTCCATCGCAATCACCAACGAGTCGATTGCAAGGAACATGGTGCCGTCGTCCTTGGTGTAGACCGCGCCGATATTCTTGGTGCGAGCCTTGGTCGCGCCGGTGCGGTCGGTGTATTCGCCCACCTTCAGGACGAGATCATGGGTTTGCTTCGATGCCATGTGTGCCTTCCTCTGTGATAGTGATTTCTTCGCGGCTTTCCCCGAGCAAAACCCCGGGTTCGACGCTCATGTGTTCTGCGGCCCTAACAATCAAGTCAGCGCGCATCATCCGTGCGCCGTTCTCGTGCCACCGAATGGTGTTGACCGAGACGCGCAGCACCTTCGCCAGATCTCGCAGCCATACGGAACGGGACCGCCGGATGACACGAAATGTCTCTCCTAGTCGTGCCTCAAAGTCGCCTTTAGGTGTTGGAACTGTTGCCATCGTGTCCCTCGTGGAAAGTGCCCTCTGGCGGCGGGAATGCCGCGGTGGGATCGGGCTTGCCCCCACCCGCAAAGTCGTCGAGCGCCGTGCGGGCGTTGCGCGGTACGACACGCGAGACCTGCGGCGTGACATCCACCGCTTCGCGAATGCGCTCGGCTTCGTCCGGGTCGTAGATGCCGACGAAGCCGAAGGCGACGCGGGCGCATTGGATCATCGCCTTGTGGCGCAAGAACCGGCTGGTGTGGGTCTGCCACGGCCCGTTGTTGACGTAGCCGCGGTCGTTCTTAAAGGGTGGGCGGTAGCACTCGCTGAAACGCTCACGCACGCTGATCGGATGCGAACGGTCCTTGCGGTAGATACGGCACTCAATCCACTCCGGACACGGCTGGTGTTCCGCGCTCTCAATAAGCTTCTCGCTCTCGACGAACTCCATGCCGTCGAACTGCGAACTGCTGTTGATGATGCGGCTCCACCCGTCGATCCCGACCACCGGCACGATGCCGCTCTTCTTGTCGGGGAAGGCGTAGATTTCCCTCGTCCATGGATTGAGGTCGTACTGGTTGGCGACGACAAGCAGCGCCATCATCTGTTCGTTCGTGACGTCGCCGCGGAAGGCGGTCGCCTTGAGCGCGGTCAGCATCTTGTCTGGGTCCACGCCGTACTTGGACGCCATCAGGGCGAGCAGTCGTGCGCGGGGCTGGGTGCTTTCGATAGTGGTTACAACTGACATAATGTGTCCCTTCCTCAAAGGGTTGGAGTGATGGTGAGAGCGCCCCGGTAGGTGAGCGCTTTCTGTATGCGCTCGGGAATAACCTTCTCCGGGCGCTCAATGACCGCCCACGAGAGGCGGTAGCCGCGAGCCGCGGCCTTGGTGGCGTCGCCAACCTTGGAGGCGATCTGCCCCTTCAGGTGCGACAAGGTGGCCTCTAGCTGGTCCGCTTCGGCCTTCCGGGCGATGTAGTCCGCGCAGAGCTGCGGCAGGTCGCTATCGGCGGTGAGGTCGACCTGCAGCGCCTTGCTGCCGTAGCGGTACGTCTCGGCAACGCTGTCGTAGTCTGCGACCCACTTGGGTTCGGTGGCGGTCTGGACCCCTTCCCAGAACTTGGCAATCGCCTCGGCGATCTTCTGCTGGGTCGGTTCGTGCCGTTCGATGCGCCCGCGCAGAAGGCGGTTGCCCCCGACGCACGCCACGATCCAGCCGTGGTCCGCGCCTACCGCGCCGATCTGGTGTTGCAGTTGCAAGACGTAATTGAGGGGTGGCATGAGAATCTCATCGTTCTCGACAGCCCAATGGTCGCGGAACGCCAAACCGTCAACGTTCTTGAACTCAATCGGCGGGAACCCGGACTCGTGTCCCTCGTAGTCGAGGCTGGCCCCCCACCCCATGACGACGGGGTGTGTGCAGTACCGGCGCACCTTGCGGAGCTTCCACTTGAACTTTTCTGTCGCCCATGCGGCGAGGGCAGGCTCAAGGAAGCTTCCCGCCTGAACGCGCTCGTTCCCCGACAGGTCGTCGGGCATGAGTCGGCCCGCCTTCTCCTGCCAGAGGCGGTAGCCGCTCTTAAACGGCGAGAGACACTCAAGGAGGGTCGCGCCCTCCGGCGGTGTCTCGTACAAGTGAAAGACGGCGTCCGTGCCGTCCAAGTAGCGCCAGCGGTAGAAGAGGCTGGCGACCTCCGAACCACCTACGTGACTGTCTCGAAGCGAGAGCCATTCGGCCTCGTCCCTTACTGCTATTGCACCCATGTTTCCCTCCGGTAACCGCCCAACGCGGTAGAACGAAAGTTATCACACGCATGACAGTTTCGCAAGAGGTGTTATTCGGATGTTGATATTTTCTAGCGTCTCGTTGTTTTTTCGATGATACTTTTCGTCAGATCAACTGGGCAATCGAAACGACAGCATGGGCAGGAGTAATCTCAACGTCCGTCATGATCGCCGCGCTCCACGCCGTCAGGTTGTAAAGACCGACTCTCGTGCCGCGGTGGATTTCTCGAACCAGACGCTGCATTTTCGGCGCGACGGTGACGACGGACAACTTTCCGAAACAACAAACACCCATTAAACGGACGCAACAACTTATGAGGATTCGCTTTGCTCGCGGGTCGACATCGAAGTTCCGCAACATCAAAACCGAGGTGGACGGGACCGTCTTTGCTTCCAAGGCCGAGGCCACTCGCTACGTCTATCTCAAGAGCCTGATGCGGGTCGGCGAGATCGACGGACTGGAACTGCAGCCGCGGTACAACCTCATCGTCAACGGGCAAAAGGTCTGCGCCTACGTCGCGGACTTTCGTTACCGCCGCGTGGCGACCGGTGAAATCGTCACCGAGGACGTCAAGTCGAAACCGACTCGGACGCCCGAATACCGGATCAAGAAGAAGCTGCTGAAGGCGCTCTATGACGTCGAAATCGTCGAGGTCGGATAGCTTCGGACGCATCTCGTTTGCCGCGAGGACTTGACGTAATCGGGATGCAACATAATTATCACGCCCATGACAGCGATTGGAGGATGGCGTGCCATCAGTATCACCGTTTGAACAAGCAAGGGGGCGAACATGAAACGCCCCGCGTTCCAGTTTTACCCAGCCGACTGGCGTAAAGACCCATCGCTCTCGACGTGCTGCCTCGCCGCACGGGGCTTGTGGATCGAACTCATGTGCATCATGCACGAGGCCGCGCCGTACGGCGTGCTGGCGGTCAACGGCAAGCCGATGACAGACCTGCAGATCAGCAGAGCGGTCGGCGAGCCGATGGAAGTCGTGCAGGGACTCTTGGATGAGCTTGAGTCCGCGGGCGTGTTCTCCCGCGACGAGAGCGGCGCGATCTTCAGCCGCCGAATGATTCGGGATGAGCAAATTCGTAACGTCCGTGCAGCCGCGGGGAAGCTCGGCGGCAACCCGACTTTGCTTAACCAAAGGGATAACCTTGCGCCGAAGCAAAAGCCAACCCCTTCATCTTCATCTTCATCTTCTACTTCAGAAGATAAAACTATCGATCAGCCTACGGCTGACGGTGGGGGTGTTACGCCTTCTCCCCGCGACGAGAAACCGCGCAAGGCCGTCTCCTACACCGCCGCGTTCGAAGCGTGGTGGGCCGCGTACCCCCGGAAGGTCGGCAAGCTCGCCGCATATCGCGCCTACCTGACCGCCAAGCGCATCCTTGGGGCCGAGGCTGTCCCTCGCCTACTAGCGGGCGCACAGGGCTACGCCGCGCAAACAGCAGGCAAGGATGAGAAGTACATCGCGCATCCGACCACGTGGCTGAACCAAGGGCGGTGGGACGACGCCGCGGCGATCAAAAGGTCCGGACCGTATGGGCGGGACTCCTTTGGCGTGGGCGGCTGATGAGCATCACCGACAAACTCAACGCGGAGGGAATACGGCTGAGGAAGTACGAGCCGGGGAACCACTACACCGTCTGTCCGAAGTGCAGCGACACGCGCAAGAGCGGCAACAAGCGAAAGCCGTGCTTGAGCGTCGCGGTCGGACCGACGCAAATACGTGGCGGGCACTTGGAAGATGGGCGGGCCGTTTGGCATTGTTTTCACTGTGGATGGAGCGGAGGAACTGGTGGAAGGGCTAACACACACGATTCAAGAGGGACTGGAAGCGAGGCATATCGACCCCGAACTGGCGCTCAAGCTGGGGCTGCACGCCCTCGTTGGAACCGGTGGTATTGAGGCGCTATGCATTCCCTTTTTACGCGAAGGGAAAGTCGTCAACAGAAAGTTTCGAACGCTAGGCGAAGAGAAGCGTTTCTGGCAGGACAAGGGCGGGACACAATGTCTCTGGAACGAGGACATCCTCCGCGACGATTCGCTGATCGGCACCGCGCTGGTGATTACGGAGGGGGAACTCGACGCCGTCGCCGCGATACAGTCGGGGTGGTTGCGGAGCGTATCGGTCCCGGGAGGCGCACCGGATAAACCGCTGCCGAACGACAGCAGCAAGTACGCGTTTTTGCAGGAGGCGCGGTCGCTCCTTTCGGTGGAACGGGTCACCGAGATCATCCTTGCGGTCGACGGAGACGCGCCGGGGGCCAACCTGCTCCACGATCTGTCGGTGCGCCTCGGGCGGTTTCGGTGCAAGTACGTCACGTATCCGAAGCACCCAGAGGACCGCGAGCGGCGGCTAAAAGACCTCAACGAGGTACTGATCCACTACGGACCGAAGGGCGTCGCGGCGACGCTGGCGCGAGCGCAATGGCTCCGCGTCGACGGCGTGTACCGCATGAGCGAGTTGCCGCCAGCGCCAGAGGCTCCGGTCTACGACATCCCGATGGCGAAGCTCGTTGATCGCTATAAGGTGCGGCTCGGCGACCTTGCGGTGTTTACCGGTATCCCGTCGCACGGCAAGTCGTCGGTGGTCAACGACATCTTCTGCCGCCTCGTGCAGCGGTACGAACTCAACGTCGCCTTCGCGTCGTTTGAGCAGATGCCGCAGCGAGACCATCGCCGCAACCTCCGCACGTGGTTCTGCCAAAAGCCGACGAACTACTGC